TCGTTGAAAACCTGCATTTGAGACAGGGACATGGGTCAAATCCTTAATTTAGGGGGAGATCAGAGAACCGGGACGCAATTGCCGCCGTGCGCTCCGCTTTGGTACCGCCGATGTTTCCTTTTGCGGCCCCGCCGCCACCTCCAGCACCCCCGGCCCCGCCGCCAGATGCCTTACTACCCGCGATCAACGGCGCAAACGCCGTGTCGTTTGCGAATTCTGCTTTCAGCTCATCCAGCGTTGCCGCCGAGAGCTTGCCCTGCTGGTCGAGTACGACCACAACAGGCTTCCCGTCGCGTTGCTCGACGCTCAACCGGCGTTCGATGTGCGGCAACAGGGCTTTGGCGCTGCCCGGGATTGCCAAGGCAGACGCGATATCAGTAGCGGTACGGCCGACAGTCAGATCCCGGATCTGAGTGCTCAGCGTTGTCCGCTCCTGCTCCAGCGTGCCGTTCAGCTCAGCTTCGCGGCGGTTGTACTTCTCGGACCAGGAGCGCTCGAGTTCTTCGACGTTGCCGGACTTCCGGGCATTCTCTTCGCGCTCTAGGCGGGCCTGGTCTTCGGCGTCCTTGCGAGCCTTGTCGGCGGCCTTCTTCTCGTCCAGCAGTTCCTGAACCTTGGATTTCAGGCCCGAAACGTCTTCAGGTTGCGGCAGACCTTCAATGCCGAGCACGAACTTGCCGTCCTTCTCGGTGTAAAGAGCGCGCACGGTGTCATCCACCCCTTCCAGAGTGTCCAGCTGATATTTCAAACCCATTTTCTTGTCTCCCAGAGACGTTGGTGCAGGCCCTGCCTGCTATTTGATGCCCGCCCGCTCGAACGCCAAAGGCTCAAGAGCCTTCATCTGCACAAGGGTCAGAGGTGAAAAGTTGCGATCAAGCTGCAGCTCGGAGAACCGTTCGATGCTCAGGCCGCCTTCGCGGAAGAGCTTGGCGCGGACCGGGCCGATGGCCTTGTCCTGGAACGCTGCCGGCTGCTGCTTGAGCCATTCGTAATACGACTGGTCTGCCCTGACCTGCTGCGGCCCGCTATCGCCAATGGATGCGCGGGTCGCGCCCTCGGAAAACAAGGCGCTAAAGCGAGTGATGGCAACAATTGTGGATCTGCACTGAATGTGCAAAGGAGGCCGCGGCCCTTCAGTCAGCTTGAAGCGCTGCTTGTCGAGGGAGCGGCATTGGCTGGTCGTCTTCGTATCCAGCGTGCTGACCCACTCCACCGCCTGCACGACGTCGGCGTTCTCTTTCAGCGTCTCCATGCGTGCCTGGGTAGCGACGTGCTGCACCGCCGTTCGCACCACAGCGCCGGCATTCCGGTTGGTCGTGGCCAGGATCCCGTCGTTGTACTGAAGCGCCTTGGTCCCACGAATGTTCTTGATGATCTGGAAGTTCGTCTGGCCTTCGAAGAAGCCCTGCCGGATCGCGCCTGTGAGGCGTTGTCGCTCGGTGGTGGTGAAGCTATCAATGAACGACTTGAGCAGCTTGCCGCCATCCGCGCCGCGCACGCTGAGCGGGTTGCCGAGGATTGCCGTCCTGATTGCAGCAGCACCGGGCACCGCGGCATCAAACGAGACGCCAACCGGCGCCGCCCGTGTCAGGCTGGTCGCTTCGAACTCGGCCTCGTAGTTCGCAATGTCGATCAGGTCGAGGTTCAGCTTGTCGCTGTAGCGGTTGAAGATGCCCAGCAGCAGGCTATCGACTTCGCTCAGCAGCCGCTCCAGCCGAGCAACGGTGTAATCCGTCAGATCGGTCCGAGTCAGCCGCTCACGAATCGAGCGGTCAATCTCCTTGAGGAAAGGTCCGAACTTGGCGACCTCCCCCGATTTCAGTTGCTCGAGGAAGACCGCGTGCCGAATGGTGGCATCAAGGATTGCTTGGTTGGCCGCCATTGTTGACTCCAGTATCGTCGAGATTCAGGCCTGCGCCGCTGGTTTCCAGCTCGCCCCGGATGTCGTCATCAGTCTTCTCAGGGTCGATCACCCCGCGGTCACGCAGGTACTGCCAGAAGTCCGATTCGGGAAGCTTGCCGCCCTGCACTGCATTGAACAGACCGGTGAGGATCGTTGCGTCGAGGCTGATCTGGCTGAAGTCCTGATTGAGTTTGTAGACGACTTCGCCAGGCGCGTTCACGAATTCAGCCATCCAGACCAGGCACTGGCTGTAGGCCTCGCTGACGTTGCTCACCACCAGCGACAGAACGCTGTGTTCCGCGGCGCTGTCGTTGTCGGCCTGGGTGGCGGTCTTCACCGCGCTGCCTCGCTCGATTAGTCTGGCACCGAGCGACACCATGTCCTCTTTCTTGCCGTCCATGGCCTCTTTGGCCACCGTGTTCGGCTGTGCCTGCCAGACGCCGCACGTGCCACTGACCGGAAGCAGCCAAGGCGCGCGGGAGCCAAGGAAGATACCGTTCTTTTCCATGTGGTCGCGCCACTGCTCATCGAGTCCCGCCATCCACGGCTGAGGCTGGCCCACCAGGTAGGCAGCCTCCTCGTAATCCGCGCTGTTGCGGTAATGACCGATGTTGATTTCGGCCATGTCGTACAGCGGTGAGTCGTCGATGCTGGTGTCGTTGTTCTCGCTGCCGAGAAACTGGAACGGGATCACTCGCCAAGGCTGACCGAGGCCATTTAGCGGAGTGAAGGGCGCGATGATCATTGTCGTCTGGCTGGAACCCTCTTCCCACACTTCCTGCGTATAGACACCGGCGGCATCCAAGCGCAGCACTCGAAACTGAACAACCTGTTCGCTGCCAAACCCGTCATCGGTGTCGACATCGACCGTCTCGCGCAACACGACCAAGCTCAGCAGATGCTGGCCGCCGACTTGGCGAGTTTTCCAGTTGATGATCGCCTCGGCCGGGTAGCTGGCGATGTTCGCCCGGGCCCGACCTGCTTGTTCGTCTGCCTTGCTCACCGATCCGGCCACGACAGCCGCGTAATCCACCAGCAACCCGTGACGGCCGACTTCGAGCAGATGCCCGATGATCGATTGCGACTGCTGGTAGATGCTCACGCCTTGCCCGTCGATGTCCTTCGACACGTAGTCGAGGGCGCCGGGAACGGTCAGCGTTGGCCAGGTGCGGAACACCGCCCCCACCAGACTGTGTTTTGTCCGGCCCGTTGCGTTGTAGAACACGGCGCGCTTCTTGTACGCGTCGTAGCGATCCTTGTTGTCCTTGCTGGTGTCCGAAGCATTCGGTCGAGGTAGGTACTGATCACCGGCAGCCTTAATGGTTTCCGAACCCTTGCAGACGTCGCGCACCAAGCGCCAGCGGTACTGCGCCGCCTTGTACTCGGGACGGGTAAAAGTGACGTCCGTCATCGGGCGACTCCCATTTTCATTGAGGTGACCGGTTTAATGATCGGGTACTCGCGATGGATAAAGTAACCGCCACCGTCGTTGGCGTGGTCGTTGCCTTGGCTCTTGTCCGGCTCGCCGTTGGGCGCCCAGATCTGTTGCTCAAGGCCGTCGGCATAAGTCGGGCATGTGAACGGGTTCACTAGGTAACGCCGCTCGCCCTGCGCGTTGCAGAACATAGCGTTCATGGCGTTGATCCGATCCTTCACTGGCGGGTTGGCCGCCGGCGCGATGACCGTGAAGCCCGCCTGCTTGAGCATGGCGATATCGGTGACGCTGGCATTGACAGACTTGCGCGAATCACCCGAGGCATCCGGGTAGATCCGGATCTCGCAGGTCTTCTTGTAGTCGTTGCCGTTATGCTCCCAGTAGCGTTCCTTGATGCGGCGGATCATGTCCGGCGTGTCGTAGCCATCCATCAACTCATCCACTGCCCGGGGCAGACCCTGATCGCGCTTGACGTGCGTTACCGCCGCCATCTTGCCGACGTTGAAGTCCATGCCGATGAACAGAGGCTCACCCGGCTGCACAGTGTCGAAGCACTGATTCAGCTTGCGGTCGTACGTGTGGTAGATCGAGCCGGATGTCAGGTTGACGAACTGGCCGTTCAGATAAGCGAGGATCAGCTGCGGCGGATACGACTCCATCAACGATTCGATGTAGTCGCTTGGCAGGTTCAGTTCGTTGTCGAACGTGCTGGCCTGCACCAGGCCGTACATCTCATTCAGCTTCGGCTTGTCGCGGAGCTGCTTCACGAATTGCAGGAAGACGAACTTGAAGCCTTCCGGCGTCGTGGTTACGTCGACGCCGTTCTTCAGCCCCGGCAGGTTGTAACGCATCCGAGCAATGATCTTGCGCCAAGCCTGCTGCGCCTTGATCGACGTCAGCACGTCCAGTTCGTCCACCAGGGCGTGGCCAATCTTGAAACCGACAATCGTCTGCGGCTTCTCCATAGACCGGCAAATGACAGTGCCGCGATACTGCCGGCCGCTGTAAATGTGAACCTCATGGTTCGCCTGGTTGATCTTGGTCTTCAACCCCCAGTCAAAGGCCACCTCTTCCACTGTCGGATAGAAGATGTCCCGGATCTGCGGGTAAGTCGGTGCGAAGTACCCAGCGTTGACGCCAGGCCACTCCATGAAGTGCTTGCACAGCGCCGAACATCCAACCCAGGTCTTGCCTGAGCCGAACCCTGCAACGAATGCGCGGAATTTATGGGGCAGTGTGAGGAAGTGAGCCTGCGGAACATTAAGGCTCGGCATTCGGCTTCCTCGCATCGACTACATCGACCTGAATGCGGGTCGGGATTGCTGGCTCGTCGTCAGGCTCTTCCTTTCGATTGCGGTTGACGTACATGTCGCCGGTTTCTTTCGCGGCCTGCTCCAGAATCTGCATGGCGAGGCCGATGTTCTTCATCGTCTCGGCACGTTCTACAAACCGATTCATGGCGCGGAGGCGGAACGCACGATTGGCGATCGGGATCTCAGCCGTCTCTTCGCGGAATCGCTTCCGAGTGTCTTCGAACATCGTCACCCAGCGCTTTGCCAGCCCCTTCCCTGAGGTCTTCGTGGGATCGTGCGTTTCCACCTGCTGGCGGGTAACCGATACCCCATATTCTTTCTGGACCGCTTCAACAACCTGTGAGGGCGTGTCGAAGCACGCCAGGGCCTGAACGATAAAGGCCTTCACGTCGTTTTGAAGGGCTGCCATAGATTCTCATCCGTCCAGAGCCTGTCAAGAATCAGGCCGACTTAAGCAGACAGGTTCCGCAGGCCCTCGATATGTTCAATTTCCCTACCTCGGCAGGTTTGTTTGCAGCATCCACCAACGCTTGAACGTCAGGGCTCGCACCGTAGCGACGCACCACACCGACGAACTCTTCGACGTCGTGTCCGCGCATCTCGATCTTGGGAGCACCTTCCTTGGTGAAAGCTGGCTGACCGTATTTGTCTTTGGCGTGAGCTAGGTGATACAGCTCATGCTCAACCACGGCACAGAAGTCGGTATCGCTGCACTGGGCGCAGTAGTCAGCGGCCAGCGTGATGATGAAAGCCGGCACATCGCCGAACCAATCGAACATCTGTTGTTCCATCCGGGCTTTCTGCCAACCACCAGCGCGGAACGCGACTTGCTCGGCCTGACCCAAGACTGTTCGGCCTTGTTTTTCGAAGTGTGAAGACGCCCACATGATCCGGATGTCTGCATCCAGCAGATGGGCATGGTCTTCGTTGTGAATGCTGCCGGTGTCGGCAAGGATCTCGGCGCTCAGCCACTCCCACACCTCAGGCGCTGGAATCAGGCGAATACCGAAGTCGGAAAGCTCGGATAGTTCGAGTAGCGACTTGGGTGGCATCGGTCTTTTCACTGGACCACCTCCGAGACGACCCGAAAGCCAAAGAGAAAATGATTATCATTAATGCAAACCGACGAAACTGCACCCCTTTCGGGTGGCGCGAAGCCTGAGTATGTGAAGAATGGGACGGGTCTTTCTAAATCACCAAGGATTTTGCGATGCCCAACGCTTTTGAATCACTTCTGTTCGTCCTGGCTGTCTTTGTTGGCCCGCTTGTTCTTCATCGCTTCTTCAGCTGGTATTCGAAGAAATTGCGCTACATCACCTCTTCCATTGCCATTCACGCTGCGTTCTTTGCCTACTGGCTTGCCAACCACTACCCGCAGTAAAGCGACCGCCAGGAAAAGGCTGCCCGACGCCAACACCATCAGTGCCGCACTCACCCGCGGCACACCTCACCTTCCGCGTCTTCCAGAATGATTTCGATCAGCTTCTGCTCACCCAGCCGGAACAGGGCAAGCGACTGCATGTCGTCGGCCATCGGGCCAAACCCGAACACCTCGATGCGACCGCTCCCAGTACGCATGCCGATCACGCCGACCGAGCAGGCTTCACGTTCGCCCGACTCAAGGTCATCGGCGATCTTGCGCAACGTGTGGACTGCATCACGCCAGCCTTCACGCTTGAATTCCAGCAGCTTAGCGGCCATTCATTTCTCCTTGGAGGGATCGGCCTCGCTTCAATAAGCCGACGCCCTTTTGGAAGCGGGAACGCCTCCTCAGTCCACTAACTCATTGGGGATCGATGGTCTATGGTTAGGCATCAGACCAAGCCATAGAGGAACTGGAAATGATCGAGCGCATCACTGAGGGATTGGTAGTGCAGGCGGCCAGGGAATGGGCTGCACGAAAGAACAAAAGCAATACATCCGCCGTAGCCAATGCTCAGGAAACGATGGTCGCGCTCAAGGTCAAACTGAGCGATGAGGAGTATGCCCAAGCATTGGCAAAGCTTTATCGCGATTACGAAGAGTCGTAAATAACGCGTGTTCAGCTCACCATGATGTTGGTCTGCATCTGGGCGTGCCCGTGCAGCAGCGATACGACCAAGCCCTGAGGTAGGCCTGCAGCCTTGGCAGCGTCAATCGCTTTGGCAATGGCGCTATCCAATTCAGTGATCGCCTGGTTGATGGCGGGACTCAGTGGCAATGCGTGATGCAGGCGCGTTACGTTGGTCATGCTTACTCCAATGTCGCGACACAATTTGATGATTCGCGAAACGTGTCGCGAACTACTTGCTCTGACTGCGCTTGATCTGGGCGTCCACCTGGTCGGCGCATGTGTCCAGCAGCTTGATGGCCTGATCCTTGAGCTCCCACACATCGCCGTTGAGGCGAAGGTCAGACTCGTCGGGGTCTACCCGCTCACACGGGATCAGCTCAGGGGCTTCCAGCCTTAATGTTTCTGTCTTTACCACTACTGGTGGCGGCTTTCCCGCGCAGGCCGTCAGGCAGAGGCTGAGCAGCCCAATCACGAACAGGCTTGCTGTTGCGCTTGAGATCTTCAAAGTCTTTCCTCGCCTTTTTGGCTTTGTCTTCGCTGGCCTTGATTCGCTTGTTGAGGTCGGCGGTGTAGGCGGCGTTGCGCTGGGCTTCGGCGCGGAGGGTGGTGATCGTCGCCTGGCTCTCGGTGTTAGCCGCGATGGCGTCTTGCTTGCCCTTGGCCTCGTTCGTCACCTGCCCTTCAAGGGCAATGACCTGGTAGTGCTGGATACCCAGTAACAGGCAGGCAACGAGCGCGATGATTGCTGCAGCTGCGAACGCCTTCATAACGAATCAACCTTGCGACCCAAGAAGCGGGTCACCATTTCGCGAATGGCCGTCACGCCGAGGAAGCCAATGGCACCACCGGCAGCAACCGAAAGATTCGATGGCCACTCCATCCAGGCGATAACGCTACTGGCTGACAGGCTCAGGCCTCCGCAGATCAGCGCCTCGAAGATGATTCGGCGCTTGCTGGTTTCTTTG